CGTATGGGCCGACCGAGTTTCATTCCTTGACCGTGGTATTCAATCGTGTTCAGGCGAAAGGCAAGCAGGCGTGAACATCTCGGATCTCATATCTTTCAACGATGTCTTGAGCGAGGAGATGGATGACGGGATGAGAGCCCTAGTCACGGAACTCGTTGTGCGCTTGGAGAACTTCCGGGTGATGATGATTGACCAGCTCCGGGCTCAGCCGGATGTGTACTTCGCCGACCCGACCACCGATGAAGGGAAAGCACTCACGGAAGGAGCCAAGCTGGGGGACATCGCCGTGTGGCGTGGCACGGACGGGATGGACCACTGGATGATCCTCGGGCTCCCTCCACCCCAAGCGGCTTCAACCCCCCCTGTCGGGGCGAATTTGACCACGGACAAGGTGTCGTTGTTGCTGGAGGGTGGTGGAGCGAATGGGTATTATATACGAGATGGAAAGTTGACACTCACATGAAGAAGATGTTGCTGGCTTTGTTGATTGTTCCCGCGTTGGCTTGGGGTCAGACGTACAGGCCGCTGGGTATCCGGACAACCACGGGTGCGCTGGATGGGTACACGCCAGGCTACGTGTCCAACTGGACGAACGTGCTGGGTGATGCTCCGCACAATACCAGCGTGTATGCCCGGTCGAATGGTACGTGGGTTGTCCTGTCGCCTTCAAGTACGAACGCCTCCGCGTGGGTGACAGCGAACAGCAACGCGGTGCAGTACATGATCGGGCAGACTGGGTATTGGGATTCCGCATGGGCTTGGGTCAACTCCAATTCAGGGGGAGTGTCTTATGTGTTCGGGCAGACGGGTACTTGGGACTTCGTGTCCTCCTACGTTCTGGGGAATACTGGAAATCTTGCATACGTGTTCGGGCAGGTAGCGTACTGGGACCAAGCCATCACCAACGTCTTTCTGTCACCATCGAATAGTTGGGGATCAACCAAAGTGTTTGGAGACTACGTGGTGATCGACTACCCAACGAACTTGGTTACTGCTGTTGATGTCACGAACATCGTGAATGTGATGACACAAGGCTTGGCGCAAGCATCTAGCATTCCCTCCACGAATGGGTTCACGACATTCCCGGACGTGACGAACATTGTGAACGTGATGACTCAGGGTCTTGCTCAGGCGTCCAGTATTCCATCTACGAATGGGTTCACAACTTTCCCTGATGTGACAAATGTGGTCAATGTGATGACTCAGGGATTGGCGCAGGCGTCGAGCGTACCTTCTACCAACGGCCTTGAGCAAGCCAGTCACGCGACAGCCACGTTTGTTCCCTACACAGGCGCGACGGCGGCTGTCAATCTTGGTGGTCAGTCGGCGACCAACGTTGGGACCATCCACGGCACGAACATCGTGGCTATGGGCACTCTCAACGTGTCGAACGCCATCCTTCAAGGGGTGGTGGCACAATTTAGCGGGACAAACGGATCGGCATTCTTTCTGTCTACAAAAGCGGGAACTATTAGTGGGTCTTGTTCTTTTTTGGGCCACAACTTGTATGTAAATCCAGCAGGGACAGGGGTACAGGCTAATACCAATTTGGGGTCAGTGGCATTTTTTTTCAACAATAGGAACGGGGTCTCTGCGTTATCGTTGTCGGCTTTAACCCCAACAAACTCATCATCATTAACACCTTTGTTTGTAGATTGCCTCACTGGTAATATAGGAATCTCAAAAGCTCCCCCCGCCTACCTTCTTGACATGGAAGCATCCGGCGGCGGTTACTACTCTGCATCTGATCACCAATGGCACAATGGCTCATCGGGCAGCATAAAGACCAACGTGGTGACGATGGCCAACCAGATAGAAACCCTGATGGGAATGCGCCCGGTGACGTATAATTGCCTATCGAATGCCATTGTAACAACTACGAACGGCGAGGGGGTTGTCACGGTGGAAACCAATCGCGTGACGGGCAAGGCGACGGCGGGCTTCATCGCTGAGGAACTTGCCCTTGTGCTACCCAACGCCGTGGACATGAACACGAACGGTGTCGCCGATGGCGTAACGCTCCAGCCCATCGTGGCGGCGATTGTGGATTCGATGCAACGCCAATTCTCGGTGCGCCGAACTCCGCAGTGGACAAACCTAATCACGGACATCTCAATCACGGCCAGCAATCTTGACTTGTACCTGGATCGAAAGACCAACCTGAATGCCAAGATTGCCTTGGTGACGGACGCTAAGACCAAGGCGGCAATGCTGGCGCAACGTGACCTATCACAGAATCAGCAGGACACCATTAAGAGCCTGCATCAAGCCGTCAAGGACATCAAGTCGATCCTTGGCAAGTATCTGAACGTGGAACCATGAAGCCGCTGACCAAACACGACAGGATGGAGGAATGATATGAAATGGTTCATCGAATGGATCAACAGTTGGTTCGCGAAGAAGACGGACCCGAAACCCAAGCCTGAGCCCAAGCCGGACCCGGTCCCCGTGCCTACACCGGACCCAACCCCGACACCGAAGCCTGACACGGTTGACCCGGTTGACGAGAAATTCCCAACGGCCACAATGCACACTTGCCCGGACGCTGTGCGAGGCTGGCCCGTGGTGAGCAAGCTGACGGTACGCAAGGAGGGATCGTTCTTGTATTTCCACACCGACAAGCCGGGTCTGTGGCCGAATAACGGTGGGACGTGCGGACATATCCAGTGCGGCCTGTACCGCAACGACTCATGGCATTATGGGCCGTGCGATGCACTCCGCCCGTTCAACCGTGACGGAGATGCACCGTGCAAGAAAGCATCATGCGCCTGTGTTCCGGATGGAAAGAAGCAACTCTACATCCCGCGAGAGGGCGAGGAAGTCCGTTTTGTGGTGACGGGATTTTGCCGGTATGGGAACGACATGAAACCGCAACAGCGAACGACCGAAGCCGTGATGACGTGGTGAACTATGAGCGAACTCAGCAAAACGCAGAAGCTCCAGGCTCAGCGGGACAAACTCAACCGAGAGTTGGCCGTGGAACAGGAACGCGAAGCGACCATGCAAGACGACCTGGTGTCGGATGAAGGCATGACCGAGGAAGCTGCCAACCGAATTGTAGGTGCTGACAAGTTTATGCGGGCTGTGACTGTTCACATGGTGCGGACTCGTGATGCGATCACCCGCTTGGAGGGTACGCTCAAGGATCTATCGGACAATGGATTCAGAATGTGCGAGGGTCACAAGGTCAGGTTGCAAACTCTGGAAACATCCGACCGAGACCAATGGGACGCCATCGGAAAGAAGATGGACAAGGGCGGACGGGCTCCGCGAACCAAGGCAGCGGCTTGGAGTGTGGGTGGAGCAGGTATCGGCGGCGGAGTCATATACGCCATCATGGATTGGTTGGCGAAACACTATGGAGCGGGAGGCACACCATGACTCAGGACGATCACCAAACCATTTCGTACCACCGGACAGAACATGGGAACTACGTGCTGGATGCACCGCTCGTGTACTACTCCCCCCGTTACCGGAAGACAGTCACATGCCCGGCAGGGATGGTGTCCGATGGAGCGAGCGGTCCAGCCGTAGACGTGGCAAGCTTGGGTTGGTGGGTGCATGATCGGGTGTGCACCACATTCGAGTGGGACGATCACACCGAGTGTCCCCCCTGGGAGGGATCGACGATACTCCACGACATTCTGTTGGCTGAAGGCCGATGGTTCCGAGCGCGGTCATGGTGGCTTGCCACTGTAATCGCTCAGACGTGGGTTTACATGTGGAAGAGTCACTGATAGGTTGAGGCAACAACAAGGCAAGGAGACGGGTTATGGAAAGTTCACCAAATGGGTTGGCACCAGCAGGATATACATGGAATCGAAGCATCCTTCCTTGGCAACCAGAGGGAGTAGCTTCGCTGGGTAATCGAGAGTCACAGTACCAGTACACACTAAGCAGGCTTCCTGAGTCCCACCCAGTTGGGACATCAGGCGCAATCGACAATTCTTATAGGGATCTACCAGTCGCACAGAAACAAGCACAGATGGACGCTTATATGAGGGGAGGTTCTTCAACGACCAGGACCACCCAGGGGGGATCGGGTTTGCCGACACCTTACGTGGCTGGATCTGGTCCAACTCTGACGCAGAACGCCAACCGCTCTCCGGAACTGGAAGGCCAAGTCCAGACCTACATCGACAAGCTGAACGCTTTATCGACAGGTTATCAACAGGCGTTCCAAAGCAAGCAGTCCACGTTCGATGACGTGATCCGATCTCTGGCCAACACGTATCAGTCACAGGCCAGCGGTGCAGGGCAGGCCCAAGGACAGGCCGCATTGAACTCGGGGCTCACTCCCCTGGAAGCGAACCAGTTGTCAGGAAATGCAGTGCAACAGTTGCTCCAGCAGTTCTATCCACAGCAAGCGGCACTGCGTTTTCAACAGGCTGATGTCCCCATCGCCAATCAGCAGGCACAGCAGGGCTTGGCTACGGACTACGCCAGCATGATGGCCAACGTCACGGCTCCGTACTTTAGGGGTGTGGCTGGATCTCAACAGACTGACTACCTGGGTCGTGAGAAACTGGCCGCAGACGCAGCCATCGAACGGGCTAGGTTGGCGCAAGCCGCACAGCAGGCGCAGATGCAGTATCAGCAACAGCAAGCGGCCATGGATTCGGACTACCAGAAGGCCATGCTCCAATATCAGTTGGGTATGAAGCAGATCGAAGCCAATCAGGGAATGTCCCAAGCCGACATCGCTGCCAAGATGCAGTTGGCACAGATGGGTCAGAGCGGGGATCTCCTCCGTCAGCAGATGGCGAATCAGGGCCAGCTTCAGAACACCCAGTACGCAGGACAGAATCAGTTGCAGAATACGCAGGCCCAGGGACAGAACGCTTATCTGGAACAGATGCTCCGAAATCAGGGGCAGTTGCAGAACACAGCCATGGGGAATGCGGGGCAGTTGGAGAACACACGGATCGCAGGTCAGAACCAGTTGGCCAACACCCAAGCCACACAACAATACAACCAGCCATATCAACAGTCCCAGATCGACTACAACAACGCGCTGGCAGAAGCAGCCAGAGCCAATGCGGCCACTCGCGGAGACGTAGCCGACAACACGATGTTCAACAATCTGCTGAAGCTGATTCAGTCCAACATCACGACGAAGACAGGCGGCATAAATCAAGACGCGATCAACATGTACGCGAAACAGTATCCGGCAGCCGCACAAGGACAGGGACCGAGAACTTGGAATCCGACTTCGTGGATGAACAATCCGTACACGATTGACCCTGTGAAGGTGGCTCAGTTTATGATGGTACAGGGGAACCAACCTCCACCGGCACCCGATCCTGCTCCTGCCCCCGCACCAACGACCACCATTCCAACCGTGTCGAACAGCGGTGATGTGGCGAAGCTGCCCAAGGGCTCATACTACATCTACAATGGGAAACAGTACCTCCACCAATAAGGAGCCCCAATGGCCAAGAACATATTCGGAGACGAAGAGGTTGCAGCGCCTCCCGGTCAGCCCCCCCTGGTTAGTGAGCAGTCCGGTTCAACTCCCCACCCATGGACAATTCCCATAGAGGCTTTTGCTCATGGTGGGGTGAATATGTTGGCCGGACTCATCCGGGGTGTGCCTGGGTTCATGGAGAAGGGTATGCTACCCGGTGCAGTTAATCCACTGATGGGTGTGAATTTGATTCCAGATTCCATTCGGAACCCAGTCATGTCCAGATTGGAGCAGCCTTTCAACACCGTGGCGGGGGCACTGGATAGGCTCTCTCAAGTATCCGGATTGGAACGTGTGGAAGAAGCCAGAGCAAAACCTTGGCTTGGGGAAGGCATGGCTAGCAAGTGGGGGACTGAGATAGGTTCTGTGTTGCCTATTCTTGCGGCGATGGTCGCGCTTAAGAAGCCGATTGGGCCAGCCGGTGAGTTCGCCGCAATGAGCACGGTGAGTTCCGGATCCAAGCTGGGTGAGTTGGAATCCCGTGGTATTTCGCCCGACATATCCCGAGACGTGGCGGCTGTGTCCGGACCCATCGAGGGTGCTCTGATGACGGGTGGACTCCTCAATGTCTTGAGTCCGTGGAAGTCTGCCGCAAAGCAGGCGACTGAACGAGCAGGTGAGTCTTTCATAAAGACCCTGCTTCGTGGTCCAGCCGCCATTGCTGGTGGTGGAGCGGCTGGGGCTGGGATGGCGGGAGCCTCGGATGTGGCATCCAATGTGGCTATCGGGTCCGAGAATCAACGTCGGGCGGAGCAGGGTCTTGCCCCGCTGGATTCAATCGGATTGGATCAGATCAAGAAGGACATGCTGGAAGGTGGGGAATCCTTCGCGGCTATTACCGGGCTGTCTCGTGCTGTGCATCGCTCAGTCATAATCGGCGATAACATTCGGACGATAAGGAAGACCAACAAACAAGCGTTAGCGGAAGAGGTAACAGCCAGAGAAATAATTCAGGGTATGTCTCCATCTCCCATACCAAGAAAAGTTGGTGATACAGCGGTGGAGAGGGATCAGTACAAACCACTCTCGAACGATGAACTGATTCGCAAGGTGGACGATGCTCCTCTGTACGTAGCAGAGGGAGAGTTGGTCGGACTGTCCAACGGTGAAGTAGTGAAAGTCCCCAAGGATCAGAGCGGACTGATCGACATCGCTGAGTCCATCAACAAGCAGACCAAAGGACCGAAGATCAACCTGAATGTCTCGGAGGGAGATCTCCGCACACAGATCAAGCTGGCGGCTGGTGTTCTGCAAGAAGGGCCGGTTCCATCTACTGGGAAATACAGTCACTTGGATCTGAACAAAGTTCCATACTCCAAGACGAACAAGATGTCCTCGGATGAACCGACCCTGACATCCATTGCCAAGGAAGAAGGACTGTCATGGCGTAAGACAGAAGAGAAGAAACAGCCCGTTGTCGTGTCTCCAAAAGAGATCGAGTTCGTGGACATACTGACGGGAGAACGTCAGACCGAAGTCGAGGCCGCCAAGCCGAAGCAGCAATCTAAACGAGTTGGAATCCTAGACGCAGAAGATGCGCTGGTGGAAGCCGAAAAACGGTTGGCTGCTGGAGACAAACTCGGAGCGAAATTGGCGGCTGACAGGGCTTTAGATCAACTGAGAGATGAGAGCCCGAAAGACATCATGGAGAACGACGTTCGGTTTGCTGAAGAAGATGGTCGCGCTCCCATGACTCTCAAAGAAGCCGAAGCTTCCGCCGCCAAGAACAAAGCCGAAAACGCTCCCATCATTGCCCGTCACAAGGCCGTCATGGATGCAATTAAGTCACCCACCACTGCCCCCGCTGGAAAACGTCAGGCCGGTGGGGTTGTGCCCGAGTGGATCAAACTTCTGGCTGACAGGATGAATGTTCGGTTGGATGCTCGAACCACGGAAGGTGGAGAGCACCCCACTTGGCAGTTCACTCTGAAGGATACTGGGGGTACACACATCATATCGGAAACTGCTTCCCCCAAGGAGTGGATGAACAGGATCCAATCCGAACGGGCGAAGCAAACCGAGAAGTCCACACTCAAGACACCGCAAGAAATGAGGGATGAGATCGCCGCGCTTCCATCGGTCGAGTACCGCCCGGTTCTGGACAAACCCAAAACGCAGGACTTAGCCAGGGGGAGAGCTGTCGAGTCCTATGCCAACAAGCTGGCATCCGCTGTTCCGTCCGCTCACAAGAAGTGGTTCGATAAGCTGTCGCTGGCAGTCCGGAAGAACAAGCCAGAGGAGTTCCCGGCTATCGAGGAGGAAGCCAAGGCTCTGGGTATCACGCCCGAGCAGGTGGCTGAATCCGTGGTGCGGATAAAGGCCAACGACTTGAGCGGCTACACGGACATGCCGCTGACCATCTCCAAGGAAGCAGCCGCCACGGAGAAGCGGGATCTGATCCATTCCGCGCTCTCCCCTGTCTTGGGCGATACGTTGGCTGACCATGTGATTCGGGATGGCAGGAAATTGAGTGAGGTTCTGACTCGTACCCAGTACAACCAGTACGTCCGGAATCTCCGGGGCCAAGCCATCAATGCAACCCGCGCTTTCTGGGGTACTGAGATGGCCCGGAATCAGGAAGTCAAGCTGGAGTCAGTCCCACTTCAGAAGATCACACTCCACGATGGGCGTGTGTTCGATCCGAACTCCATCCCCGATGAGGTGGTGACAGGCGAGAGCCCGAGCATGGTTCGCCGATATGCGGCGCTGCTCCCATCGTTGGATCAGTTGACCCAGCTGACAGGGATTCGTTTCCATGACTTTGATGCTGCCATGCAGCTCAGGCACAGGAACGAACTCAGGCTCAGGATGTCGGTGGATGCCAAGGTAATGGCGTATTGGAAGCAAGTTCCATGGAGGATGAGGGATGGGCTGGCGGGTGATCGGTTGGCTACTCTGGCCGGGTGGCTCATCAACGACACGCAAGGTAGAGCGCATGTTGAGTTCGATGAACTCGGGCTTAAGCCCGGACACGGCAAGACCTCCGATCAAGTTCAAGACATGCTCGTAAAGCGGGTGAGCGATTCACTGGCGGGCGGGGAGAACGCGGCCAAGATTCTCCACAACGCGGAGTGGGTAGCGAAGAACGACCGGAAGATGTTCGATGACTTTGCTGAATGGGGGATCATCACTCCCCTGCAATTCAGGAACAAGTACGTCCCCCTGATTCGGTTGATGAAGAAGTCGGGTCAACCCATCACTGACATGACCGAGTTCCTGTACCAGAACAAGAATCACCCGCTGGTCAGCAGACTGACCGGCAAGGAGATCAAGACTCTGGAGGACATGCTCAGTCTCACCACGTCAACCGACAAGCCGGGTGCTCCCACACCAGGGGAGGCCACTCCGTTCATGCAACGGGAGCGTGAATTGAACAACGCTTTCCTGGATGACATGGTCACGATCAAGGACACCCGGAAGCTGATGGAGATCTACGCTCGCCGTGCCATCCGGAAGCTGATCTTTCAGGACATGGTCCCGTACATGAACTGGATGACGGGTGAGTTGGCCAAACAATCGAAGAGCTGGGATGGACGCACCCAGGATACAGTGGATACCGTGGTCAGTAAGTACATCAACTCCACACTGGGTATCCCAGGATCGTTGGATCGGTGGGCTCGAAGCAAGAACTTGTTCCATCCCATCAACATCTTGTCCGAGAAGATGAACACGATGACTGAATCTCTCCGGGACAATCCGCTGTTCAAGGCGTTGCCCGGACTGAACTGGGTGGTCAAGGAGCACAGCACATCGCACAGTCTGCCACTCAGCAGTGCTACTCACGATGTGTTCTCGTTCCTGTACGCTTCAACACTGGGACTGCCCAACAACGTACTGGCTCCGATTGGAAACATTATGGGCCAGCTTCCCATGGCCGCTCAATCGCTGGGGGCGGATGCGTTGTTCTCTGGAATCCACAAGGTGATGAACGCAGATCCGGAAGTGATCTCGTACCTTCGGTCCATTGATCTTCGCCCCGATCTGGGAATGATGGAGACCCCCCGGATGTCGGACTCCGCTATTCGGGGTGCGGTGAATCGAATGTACAAGCTGATGATGCTTCCGTTCTCCTTGAGTGACACCATTGCTGTGTACGGCACGGCGGCGGGTGCCATGGAGCGGTGGCGCTCGGTGGAGAAAGCGATCAAGGATGAACACATCCCCAACATGAACGACGAGCAGGTGCTCGGATTGCTGGGGGGGATCACCTCATTCGACAAGGCAACATCCGTGGCTGTCGGGAATGGGCCATCCCCCCTGGCCAAGAGAGTGTTCAATGGACACATGAGCAAGCCTCTGTCCATGGAGATCCTGGAGAAGATCCGGGAGGGCAGGGTGGATGAAGCCAAGCGGCAGTGGGTTCAGTGGAATGTGAACTTCAGCCAGTGGCGGTATGGAGCAGGTGGTCAACCCCTGATCTTCGACAACGTGGCGGCCAAAGCCGTGGGGATGTACAAGAGCTGGACCATGAACTACGCGGACTACGCCTCCATCGCCGCACGTAGATCGTGGGGAGCGGCAATGCAGGGTAAAGGTGGGGCGAACTTGAACCGCAGCCTGCAAGTGGCTGGGATGTGGCTGATCGCTGGATCACTCATGGCATCCATGGGTGTGCCGGCGAAGCGGATCTTTGGGTGGACTTTGGCTGGACCATTCAGTGGGATAATGAATGCCAGTCCGGTGGTGACTTATGTGAACCAACTCCTGTCCGCCATCAATGGAGCGTACCAATCTGCCGGAACCACGATCATCGGCAGCGAAGAGGAACACCAGGCCGCTCTGGATGCAGCCAATCGTGAGTACGCCAAGGGCATTAAAGGCATGAAGCGCTTGCTGCCGGTAGGCAGGCAGCCCTGATCCCCCACCTCCCCGTGTGAGGAGATGGGGGGTGGGTGAGATCGGGCTTCCTGGGGCATCCTGGTGGGCCGGTTATCCAACGTCAGCCCAAGTTCTACCGATAGACCACTCAGCCCGAATGGGTAAGCTGAACAGATCCAAGGACTTGAGTGTGTCGCAGTACATCTGTGCCCGCTTCCCAGCGCCTTTCTTCTCAAGGGCCATGTCGAATTCGTCATGCACCTCGCAGAAGATGTAGTCTTTTCCGACAAGACGCTTGTGGATCTCCAAGCCCCACCATTTCAGGATGTTCCCGGCACATCCTTGGCAGAGGTAGTTGACCCCCTTGTACCGCTCCTCCTTGGGGACGTAGTAGATCGCCCCGAAGTCATCCAGGAGGAAGCCCTGTTTCTCCACGAGCGCGGAGACAACACGCTGTAGTGCTTTGAAGACCGGGAACCTCCGATTGATGTTCGCGTAGATCTGGGAGCATTCGTTCTCCGTGACCGGCAGGTTGAACTTGTCGTGCATCGTGACATAGAACGTCTTGCTCCCGACCCCGTACTGGATGCCTAGGCACCCGTGCTTGTACGCTTGGTAGAGGTGATCCTTCTTCGTGATCTCCCCGTTCCCGGTGCAGGTCTTGACAACGTGGAGGTAGATGTTGAACGAATCGTTCGCTTTGTACTGGTTGCAGAACCAGAATTCTTTGAGGAACACAGCCATAAGGTGAGCACCGAGCCTGGCTTCGATGGAAGCGAGATCAAGCTTTCCAAACACGAATCCAGGTGGGGTAACGATACTGTCACGGATACCGTGTCCTCTTGGAAAGTTCTGAACTTGACCACGAGTGATCTGTCCGGTATCACCGTACAGGCTCCATGAGCGGAACCGCCTAGTGATGGCAGCAGACATGACCAAATTGGGGTGGAAGCGATCAGTTTTTCCACAGGCTGTGAGGAGATTCTTCGCATAGGTGTTTACCTCTTTCTGGACTGACTTGATGATTGAGATGTCCTGAATGATCTTGTCCTTCTCGTAACCTCTGAACACGACTTCATTGGCGAGGATCTTGCGGCTCTTAAGAGTACGTCTAGTCTCTCCGAGGCCGCCCAAATATGTGCGGACAGCATCTCCTGTAGGTTTCTTCTTTCCTTCGAGCACACCCGCTTCCCGCATCCTCGTGTCGGCATCGCTTGTCCTCCGTTTGATTCTCTGCTTCCCGTTCTTCACGAACCGTCTCAGGAACTTCTTGTCCACTGTAATCCCGTTGCTTTGGATCTCAATGTTGATCGGATTGAATTCGATGTCCTGTTGGTAGGCGTAGTTGTCTGCCACTTTGGGGTACAACCAACATGCCAGCTTGGCTGTCATCTCCACATCCTTCAAGCAGTACCTACCCACCAAGTCTGGAGGCGGAGCGGACATATCGAAGTTCGATTCGTCATCGGTGGACTCCCCCCTGTCTCGAAACCACTGCTCCAACGTGGACAACTCCAGGTACAACTCGCCGAACAGGTACCACGACAGCGCCTTCAGGCTGTAACTTGGCAGGTCGTTCCGCCAATGCTTCGCCATCAGCAGCGTGTCATGCGCCTTGTCCAGTTGATGTTCCTCCCGGTTCAGCAGGAACAGATCGAAGTCCGATCCGTGCATGACCACGTTGCGCTCTTTCAGGGGGGGCAGCTTCTTCTTGTTGACCGGGCCGAACCCGAGGATGCCCTTGTCGTAAATGTGTCCGGACAGATCGAACTCGCACCAGCCCAAGCACACGATGTTCGCGTTGTACTTGTTGGCCGTGTTGGTCTCAAAATCCAGAGAGATCCATTTCTTCTCTTTCATTGTGTGTCTGCTCCTTGTTGTAATCGTATTCGTTCAGGGCTTCTTCGATCTTTTCTACTATCGTGAAGCTGGGTATACTTCCCGAGAATCCAACCAGTTCTCTCACCCGTTCTATTAGTTCATCGGCTGTCATCGCTTGATCTCCTTCTTCGATTTACCGCACCACTCGCATGTGCCGAACAGCCATGAGTGCTGTCGGGCTTTGTTTCCGTTGGCGTTTGTCCCCCCACACTGGGTCTTGATTTTCCTTTTCACTCCTCACCGTCTTCTCCAGATACATCCCAGACGTGATCGGGGTCAGGCACGAAGCAGGTTGACACAATACATTCATCCCAGCGTTTTATTTCGGTGTCGTATCTGCTCTCATACTGTCGCACCAGCCACCCACCGGGGATAGATGCCCGGTTCAATCCACTTTCTACTACTCCCCAGTCTAGCTTCATACCTCACCCTCCTTGTGTGTCGCGGTGGCGGCCAGCAATGCTTCAACCTTTTTCCTGGCCCGTTCTAGGCAGTCGCAGCACCGCCTCCCGCTTCTGTCGCAGTCAAGCGTGTCCATGTCGTGGGCGTCAATGACTGACAACAGTTCTCGAACCGCATTACTTAGTTCGACCATGTTCACTCACCCCTCCTTGTGTGTCGCGGCCTCTTCTCTTCGCAATTCCCACACGCCACACCCAACGTATTTTCCGTTCACGGTGAGTGATTGCCCTTTCCACATCCACGGACTTCCGAGAAAAATGGATTTCGCAACAACGTGAGTCACTCGAACATTGCTGTTTAACGACAGCGTGTGAAGTGCCCCGTCAATGAGTCGCTGGGTCTCTTGTGCAGCATCGTCTTGCGCTTTGATCTTGCGGTATCGTATCACTTCGGTCATCGGGTTCATGTCTTTCCCTCCTTGTGTGTCGCTGTGCCAGCTGTGTTCGATAGAATACCCCGCGCCAAATTGGACCTGTGCGTCACGATGCGGATTCCGCACCAGTGGCAAACCAGCATCGTGTCTCCGTCCGGGTAGCACGTTGTCATGTGGTGCCATCCGTGTCGATGTGCCAGCTTCATCAGCCAGCGGTAAAGACGGTATCGAATCATTGTTGGATCACTCATGTTCTCACCTCATATTCGTATATTCCTGTCGTGTCGTAACCCTTGGGTTTGATCTTCATGCCTGCCATCTTCGCTGCCTTGGCGATTGACCGTGCCAGGTTGGGCTCCTTGCTTGGAGACCGAAGCACATAGGCCGGGTGGTAGCAAGCAACTGCTTTGAACTTGGGTCCATATATTTTCCACAAGGTGAGCTGCTTCTGATTCTCAGGCTCGAACCGAGTCAGTTCAACTTCCGTTCCCTCCACCTTGGTTATCAGCCTGTGTCCGGACAGCCAGTGGGTAACAGTGCCACCCAACAAGACAACCACTTTCGGGTGGACCTGAGATAGTTCGGGGCGCAAATGTTTCATGCAAGCCTCAACTACTTGTTTCAGTTCTTCGCCCTTGGGCAGTTCGTTCTTGTTGGGATGGCACTTGATGAGATTGGTTATCCACAGATCGCTTCGGCTGATTCCCAGCTTGTTCAGGATGAAGTCAAGCAGCTTGCCCGACTCACCCACGAAAGGATGACCATCCAAGTCTTCGTTGAATCCGGGGCACTCACCAATCAGCACCAGCTTGGCGTTGGGGTTCCCGGTCCCGCTCATGCAGGGGGTTCGGCAGCTAACGTGTAGTGGGCAGGCTGTACAGTTCATGCTCTCACCTTTATTTCTTGGTGGCAACAAGGGCACACCCTTGGTTTTGGTTCAGTCTTCTTGGTCACGACTTTCTTGATCGTGTCGGCCAGATAGGTCAACTCATCGGGGCACACGAATGAAAGATCCGTAATGTCCTTGCCCCCCTTGACGAATGGTATGTTTATATCTTCCACCCACTCCGCGTACCGCTTGAGGATGGCTGTAATCTTCTCAGACCCAGCCCGACCGGCATCGTCGTTGTCGTACATCACCCACACGTACTTCCCCCTGAACAGGGGAAGCTGCTCCTCGCTCCACGATCCAGCCCCCCCTGTCCAAGTGATCGCCGGGAGTCCGAACGATTGGGCGACCAGGCAATCCAGTTCGCCCTCGCAAAGCAGAACCTTTTTGTTCAGGGCCAGTGTGATCTCGGGGTAGATCCGGCAATCTCCATGTCCGTTCGTGTTTGTTACCTTGAACTTGGCTCCCTTCGCCCATGCCACACGCCGCATGTTCCGACAGAACTTGAACTGATCGTAGATGGGGATCACCACCCGGTTGTCGTGCGGGTCATACCCGATGTCATACCGGGCGATGGTGGCCGGAAGGATGTTCCGTTCGATAGTCAGCCATTCCAACGGCTTGCCCGTGAGCAGCTTTTTGAACTGCTGGATCTGGCTGGATGGAATTGGGTCAACCAAGTCGGAGTACAACACACGCTGGGATTCGTTGTAGTCGATGCCCATGCACTTGGCGTACAGGTCAACCACATCCTTGATGACCAGTCCGCACCCGAAGCACTTGCCTCCACCGTCCGGGTAGATCTTCAGGCTGGGGCTCTTGTCATCGTGCCACGGACACATGACGTTGTTGGCCACGTCCATCCAGTCCGGGAATAGGGAACCGATGATGGCTGGGATGTCGGCATGAAGCAGAATGAACCCGGTCATCGGGTCAAGAAGTCGTTTGGTTTTCATAGTCTCTCCTGTTTGTTCTGTCAGGGGTCAGATACTCCATCTAGTTAGACTGATTTCTTATTGGGATCGTACTTGGTGGATAGTGTTACATGTATTCTACATACATCATCAGGTGGATTGTCACTTGCTCCTGTTCGGTGGATTTCCAAAGTCCTGACAGCCAGTCCAGTGTCTTTCTCGAATGCTCTAATTTCAATAGCTATGCTTTTTTCAAGAGAACAGATGTTCATCATTCAATCCTCCATGCCTCCCCCGAGTGATTAGTTCGGGGGAGGCTGCGTTATCAGAAGGGTAGGTCGTCGTCTTTTACCGCTGAATAGGCTTCCTCTTCTTGTTCACGGACATACTCGCTGTGGGCTTGCGGACTTCGTTTTTTCGGGGCACTCCCTTCGGGGCTGCCGCTGCCTTGCCGTCTTCACCCAGGCCACGGTTGATGTACCAGTTCTGCCAGGGGGTGCCGTCATCCTTGAGGTGCGAGCCGTCGGCACGGGCCTTCTGGTTCATGCACTTGGCTTCCACCACCTCGCCGATCAGGCGGGAGGCGT